AGAACCAGACGCGGCCCGTCGACCTCGGATAGGGCGAAGTCTCCGGCGTGAAGGTCGACGTGTAGGCGGCCTCCTTGAGGATCCGGACCTCGTCCAGGTGGCCGTCGAACTCCCGCTCGGTTCCGACCGGGCTCGTCGACATAAAGCCGATCAACATAGGATAGGTCGACTCGAAGATCACGTCCGTCCCGATCGAGGCGCTCGCGCCGTCGAGCGTCTGGAGAACGCCGTCGACGAAGATGTAGAGGTTCGCGCCTTGTCGAACGACCGCGAAGTGGGTCCAGGTGTTGATCGTCGGGATGTAGTCCAGGACGAAGGCCTTCTTGACCGTGATCCCGTCCGTCGTCCAGGCGAACACGAGGTCGGAGCTCGTCCCGGTGTCATCCATATAGAACGACCAGCTCCTCTGACTGTTCAGCTCGGACCAGTTCGAGATCAAACAGAGGCCGGCGTTCGAGGAGTTCTGGGGGAGGATGTCCATGTCCGCCCAGAGGTCGACCGTGAAGTCGGAGTCGAGGAGGTTGTGGCGTACCGTCGAGGTGCTGATGTGAAGGTAGTCGCCGAAGCCGTCGAGGAGGAGCGAGCTCGTCCCGAACTTACTGTTCGCGGTGTTGAACTGGGCGCTCCCTCCGAAGAGCGCGAGGCTCCGGCCTCGGTCCTCGCTCCTGGTCAATTCGCCCCAGTCGGTCGCGTAGTTCCCCGTGACCTCGAACCCGTGAAGGTAGACGAGCGGGTCTTCTTCATCCGCCGCGAGGACCTTGAGCGGATCCGTCCAGGGGGCCGTCGGGACCGTGTAGGTCGCGGCGCCGTTGTAGAGGTTGCGCTTCTCGACGTTGTATTCATCGAGCCAGCCGTTGAAGGCGCGCTTCCGGGGACCGCTGGAGGATCCCAGGCCGCCGAGCTTGCCGATCGTGACCTTGTTGTGGCCGCCGTTCGGCGAGTCGTTGTTCCACATATCCGGGGAGCTCGCGAAGAAGTCGATCGTCTGTCCGACGCGGTTCCCGTCATAATAGGCGTTGAGATCGTTCCCGACTCGCTCATAGGCCCAATGATGCCAGGCGCCGTCGACGACGAGCGTCGGGATCGTCACGGTGAGCGCCTGGCTCGAGCTGATCGCGCCGTTCGGACTACGAGAGAAGGAGAGCTGGGTGTTCGTCGAGGGGAGCTGGATGATCCAGTCGAAGCCGCCGGACGTTCCCCGCCAGGCCTTACCGATGAGGGCGAAGCCGTTCCCGGCGTTCGTCGAGGGGAGCGCGTTGAGCCTGAAAAAGCCGGAGAAGTGGAAGTCGCCGCGCCCGAACGACCAGGCGTTGTTCGTAAGCGGCGACAAGGTCTCGACCAGGTCCGCGCCATCCTGGAGCGCGTCGTTCGCGAAGTTGTTGACGCCGTCGCAACGAAGCGAGGAGCTCCCGAACTTAAACTGGCTCGTGTCGATCTCGCTCGTCCCGGTCGTGCTAATTGTGAAGCCGAAGAGATCGTCGGACGGCGTTGTTGTCGCGAGGTTGACGTCCTCCAGGTGAGCGAGGAAGCCGTAGTTCCCGCGCCCGTCGTCGAACTGTATCGTCTCCGGCGTGTAGGTTGCGCCGTAGATCGCCCCAGGCGTGACGCGGATCTCGTCGAGCCAGCCGGTGAAGAAGTAGTCCTCGCCGCCTGGCGTGTTCGTGTTTTTTCTGGCGCCGATGAGCCAGTCGCTCGTATTGAGGAACCAGGCCGGGGAGAAGCTCGAGGTCCCGTTGAGGACGCCGTCGATGTAGAGCTTGAAGGAGTTCCCCTTCTTCTCCATCGCGACCGCATACCAGGTATCGGGCGCGGGCGTCCAGTTTCCGCCGAGGACGGAGCTCGAGAAGGGGCCGTTGTCGCCGGTCGTCGTGTATAGGATGCCCCAGCCGGTCGAGCCGTTGTAGTAGAGCGCCCAGGACTTGAAGCGGTCGTCCCACTGGCCGATCACGGCCTGGGCGCCGGCGATCGAGGTGTCCCAGCGAATCCGGAACTCGATCGTCCAGTCCTCGTTCACGCGGAACGGGCTCCGGCCATCGTTCGGGACGCGAAGGTAGGAGTCGATCCCGTCGAAATACATCGACGCGCCGCCGAAGACGGACTGGGCCGTGTCGATCTGGGCGCCGCCGTAGAACTTGACGAAGCGGTTCGAGTCACTGGTCTCGTCGGTGACGGTCGCCGCGTCGACTCCGTCGAAGTGTTGAACCATGACGAGGTCGGAGGTGAGGACCGAGAAGACGCCCGTCGCCAGGAACTCGAAGCGGAGCGACTCGTGGGCGAGGTTGTTCGCGGTGAGCCCGTCGGGCGAGTGTCTTGTCTCGACCTCGATCTGGGCCGGGAAGGTGAGGCCAGTCGCGCCGCCGGCGATCATGTCCGCCTTCTCGATGTAGATCGGATCCGTCGGCGTGACGACCGCCTGGTTGAGAACGGAGGCGACCGCGTCGCTCCTGTTCGTTCCCCTCTCGGTGTCGTAGATCCAGACCGAGACGTCTAGGTTCTGGCCGACCAGGTCGGCGGCCGTTAAGAGCGAGCCGACGGCGTTCCGGGCCTCGACGCTCCAGCGAACGTCCGGGACGGTCGCGAGCCTATGGATCGGGATGATCTCGGCGCCGACAATGTCCGGATCCGGGGCGGTCTGGGTCGCCGCGAAGTCGACGCTCGCCGGGAAGATCGAGCCGTTCATGTTGAGCTCGATCGGGACGAGGGGCTTCGTCGCCCGGACGTCCGTCGTCGCGTCGATCGCGACGATCGGGAGCGGCGTCGCGTCGCCCTCGAGGACCTGGTCGTTCGGTGAGATCGGGAGGAGCTTGATCTCGACGTTCCGGGGCGAGGCGTAGGTGAAGAGGTTCATCCCGAAGCCGCCCGTCCATATGAACCAGATCCCCGCGCCGGCGGCGTGTTCCTTCCAGGGCGTGTCCATCGCGGAGCGTGAGACGCCGGTGAGCTGGATCCCCGCGCCGTCGTCGATGACGTTCGTGAAGATGACGAACTCCTCGTCGGCCAGGCCTGGGGAGATCACGGCGACGCCTCGAGCGTCGGTTCCGCGCGGGTCGTAGGCCCCGATGAGGGCGTCCAGGGACTCGCCGGCGAACGGGTCGACCTGGATCGTGAGCGTCCCGTTGCCGACCTGGGCGCCGAGCTCGGCGTTCCGGAGTAAGCCGACCGCGGAGAAGCCGCCGTTGACGTTCGGCGTCAAGGAGGTATAAGCGCCGGTCGGTGTTCCGGCGGAGTTGCGCTGGAGGGTCGCGTATTCGGTCGGACGGTTGCCGGCGTTCCGCCTGGCGAGTGTCGCGATCCTGGGCGTCGTCCCTGGTTGCTCGTCGTAGATCATGAGAAGGAACGGCGGCTCGAGCGCGGCCTGGGAGTCCGCCGTGAACGGGATCACGGCCTGGACGGGCGGAACGAAGTCCGACGGCGGGTTCTCCGCGACCGTCGCGGTCTCGTTGCCGAAGATGTCCTCGACGACCGAGAGCTCGATCGACTGGCGAACAATGTCGCCTTGTGAGATCCGCGTCACGCGGACGGGGAGGTCGGTCGTCTTCGTCTGGTCCGACGTAATCCGGAAGGCCTGGCCGGGCTTGAGCGCGTAGCCGGTCCGGTCGACGATTATCGTCCCCTTCTGGAGCGGGATCGAGAGGCCTCGCTTCGCCCTGGAGGCGATGACCTGGGCGACCGCGTCGGTGTGACATCCCTCGAAGCGGATCTCCTCCGTGACGGTCCGGCCCTGGATGATTCGGTTCCCGGCGGCGGTCTCGACCGCGTGGGTCTCCTTCCAGTCCTTCGAGCGCGACGTGTAGCGGATCCGGATCCGGTTCTTCGTGTTGCTCCAGTCGCCCTGGCTCCACTCCTTGACCTCGAGGAGGTTCGAGTCGTCGACCAGGGGGAGCGACGAGACGACGTAGTCGGGCCGCGCCAGCGTGACCTCGATCTGGCCGGTGAGCGGGTTCGGTCCGATGTAGCCGTCGATATGTTGCTCGATCTTGTCCTGGATCGTTCCCGTCTTCGTCTGTTCGTCGATGAGGTTCGTCCAGCCGAGGCCCTCGGTCCAGCACGTCTCCGCCGCGGCCTGGAAGTTCGTGAGGTTGACGTCGCCCAGGCCGAAGCCGCGGCCCCATCTGTTATTCGTCCAGAGGTCCCAGGCGGCGACGATCGGGTTGAGATCCGGGCCGATAAAGTGGTGATCGTTTCCGAGGTTGAGCGTGTCGCCGAGGCCGCCGTTCGCGATCGTGTCGAAGGTCTGGACCTCGACGCGGATATAGCGGAGCTGATTCGCTTCGCCGATGTTCGCGCCTATTGTTTCCGCGCCTATTGTCTTGAGGACCCAGCCGTCGAGGTATTGGGTCCCGATGTTCGAGACGACAATGTAGGAGAGGCCGCGATAGGCCGGGAGCGGATCCAGTCGCGACGAGAGGAAGCTCGAGACGGCCTGGTCCTCGGCTCCGTTATGGAGCCGGATCCGGCCCTGGAAGCCGCCGCCGTTATCAGTCCCGCCGAAGAGATCGGGGCGGTCGACGTCGACGAACTCCTGGGGAACGCCGCCGGCGTCGGCGACATGATCGAAGACGCGGTCGTCGCCGATCCAGATCCCGGTGATCCCGGCGCTCGGCCCCTTGAAGAGGGCGTATTGAAGCGCGAGCTCGTAACGGTAGCCGATGACCTCCTCGCGCTTGAAGACGACCCCAGTCGTCACGGTTCGCTCGACCGCGGCGAAGTCGCCGTACCATATACAGTTCGGCGCGTCGACGCGGACGGTCCCGCCGGTGACGATCGGGACGGGCCGGCCTTCGGTCGCGGTCGGGATGTTGAAGTCTCCGATCCCGCTCGGCGTCTGGGAGGGGAGCCGCTCGCGGAAGTAGTCCGTGAGAAGGAACGAGACGACCCATATGATGAGTTGTTGCCAGATCATCTACTGGGTCCCGGCGAACTTCGACGGCGACGTTCTGGAGCCCTTCGGGAGCTCCGTGTTCGCCGGATCTATTTCCGGGATATAGGCGTATCCCTGGAAGTTGATCGCGTTGTTGAATTTACGGTTGCAGATGTCCAGGGTGAGTCGGCAGCCGGCGAAGATCGTCGCGCCCTGGCCGGCGGAGAAGTCGCGGAACGGGATCGGGATCCGGAGCGCCTCCGGGTTCCCGCCGACGTTCCCTTCGATAATGTCGCGGACCTCGCCGGCGCCCGTCAAGATATAGCCGCCTTCCCAGTAGCGGTCGAGCTCGTCGGAGGTCAAGGTTCCGGGGCCGCCCTGGGCGGCGTCGATCGTGACGGCCTCGACGCGGAGGTTCGTGAAGGTGAGCTCGAGGCCATCCGGCGAGATCGTCGCCGCCGTTGTCCCGAACTTCCAGTCGTTGCTCGTGAGGTTGCAGCCGGGAGACTCGAAGAGGAAGGAGTTGCACTGGGCCGAGAACGTGTCCTTCGGCGTGATCTCCGCGCCCTTCGTGAGGGGCTCCATGAGGAGCTCGACGTTGTTCCCCGAATACTGGAGCGAGACGATCTGGCCCTTCCAGGCGACCTGGAGCTCGAGGCCTGGGTCGTCGGCGTGGAACCGCTCGATCGTCGCGCTCGTCGTCGAGGACGTGAGTCGTCCCTGGTAGAGCAAGGCGACCGGCCAGGTGTTCGGCGCGGTCATCCGGACATTGTTGTCGTCCTGGTCCTTCGACTGGGACCAGGCGCTCCTCGTGTAGGCGAGCGGCTCATATACCTGGGCGCCGACCGTGACCGGGAGGATCGTGTTCGTGTACCGGAAGACCTCGAAGCCGTTCTGGAAGGTGAGAAGCTCGACGGGTGAGCCGTCTCCGGTTTCAAAAGCGTCGAACGTCATGTCGAAATTACTCCGGAAGCGAGGAAGCGGAGCTCGGACTGGCCGGCTCTCAAGTGGCGGAAGGTTGCAGTATCGCCCTCGAGCCGTACCTGGTAAAGCCAGGAGACCTTCACGTCGGCGATCGGAGCGGAGCCGGCGCCAGGGATGACCGCGTCGAGCGTGATCGTCTCCGTCGGTCCAGCGTCGACGACGGAGATCACGCGGCGATAATAGACGACGCCCTGGACGACGAGCTTGAGATCGCGGCGCGGCGCCGAGATCGCGACCGCCGAGAGGCCCGTGTTGACGACCGACAAGGTGTTCCCGCCGAGAACGAGATCCAGGCCCAGGGGAAGATCATCGAAGTCGGTCGGGATATAAAACGCGCGCCAGGATCCGCGGATGTAGTAGAGGAACTGGCGCCAGGCGAACTGGTCCGCCAGGTTCTCGCAATGAACCAGAACGGGAAGCCCAGGTCGGGCGATCGGTTCGTCCCGCCGGGTCTGGATGTCGCCGACCCTGGAGTCGAGAACGTCGAGGTCCTGGGTGATCGAGCCGGAACGGGCCGATCCGTCGAAGAACGAGGGCGCGCTTATGATCGGGAGGCCGTCGATCGGATGGGTGTCGAAGTAGGCCATGTCGAGCGCCGCCAGGTCCCGGTATTCGATGATATTGAAGGAGAGCGTGAGGTCCTCGGCGTTGATCGCGAAGGTGTCCGTCGCCGCTTTCGCGCGTAGGAAGCCGTACTTGATCGGCATCCCTTGAGAACCGAGCGGGAGGTCGATCCCGATCGCCTTCTCGAGGGTGATCGAGGTCGTGTTGAAGGAGGCGACCGTGATCGCCTCCGAAGGAACGCCCGCCGGCGTCACGAAGGAGACCTCCGTGTCGACGTCGATCTCCATGTCGAGGGTCGAGATCTGGATCACGGTGTCGACCGCGAGGGCCGCCTGGGTGATCTCGCGGGCCTCGAACCAGAGCTGGACGCCGACGCGGAGGAAGCCGGAGGCGTTGACGAGGTTGAGCTGGCGAGTCCGCTCGACCTGGTTCGTGAATCGCTGGACGATCTTGATCTCGGAGCGCGGGATCTGGCGGACCTTCATCACTTGCTCGGTCCCGTCGATCGAGATCATCCTATCCGTGACCCAGGACATCTTCTCGGAGATCGGTCGCTGGGGGATCGTCTCGAAAATGATGAGCCGGCGGCCAGTGAAGAGGATCTCGAACGAGCCGAGGTCGTGGGTGAAGGTGACGACGCCCTCGATCGTCGGGTCTCCTACGGTCGCGGCCGAGAAGGTGAAGGTGATCGTCCCGAACGGCGGGACGACGACCGGGAGAAGAGGCGAGACCAGGGTGACGCCGGAGACCGCCGACAAGTCGATCGCGGTGATCGTTCTCGGCTCCCTGTAGGTGTTGAAGACGTCGATCGTCTTCTCGATGACGCCCGTGATGTTCCCGAACTCGAGCGGGGACGGTTGTCCTCCGATCCCGTTGAGGTAGGTCTTGAGGTAGCCGCCGGCGACGCCAGGGACCGCTCCGGTCTGGACGAGAAGGTTCGGAACGCCTCCGCCGAACCGGACGGTCGCGATGTCTCCGAAGATTACGAGGTTGCCCGTGATCGGATCCGACGGCGCCGGAAGGACCGGGAGCTGGGGGTTGCCTGGGGTATGGAATACCGTCGACCAGCCGAGAGCGCCTCCTTGTGCCATTAGGGGACCGCGCCAGTCTCGACTCTATACGCGAGCCCTTCCCATGCGGAGTAGCCCTCGCCGGCGACGACGTTGTTCGCGTCGTCGTTCATGACCGGGAAGACCTTGTAGTCGACGCCCTGGATCGAGATCGTCTCCTCCGGCGCGAAGTCCCTCATGTTGACGCGGTAGACGTCCGGGACGACCGCGACGGGGCCGGTCCGGGTGAGGCCAGCGAAGGTCCGATTGACGCCGATGTAGATCGGGATGAGCGGGTTCGAGTTCGCCGAGAAGTTCCGGTCGCAATTGAACAAGATCGCGCCGAGCCCCTGGTCGTAATAATTGCTTTGCATGAGCCCGAGCGTGACCGACGTGTTGATGGTTCCGACGCTCTTCGTCGCGTTCCCTTCGGTTCCGGTGAGCGAGGCGCCCTTCCCGGCTTGATACCAGTCGTAGGCGTGGCCGTCATAGCCTGGAATATAGGCGCGGAAGCCTGGGATCGTGTTGATGACGGTCAAGCCGAAGGTCCCGTTCTGGTAGAAGTTCCCGCGCCAGGGGATCCGGTGAT